AAGGCGGTGGAGAATCAAGCTCGTCCGCGCCAAAGACCTGCCAAAGGACTGGCTAGGCGACTGCGACCACCCGCCAGGGCCGCATCCAACCATCCGTGTCCGAAGGAACCTGCCTCAGCAGCGGCTTGCATCGATCATCGCTCACGAGGTCTTGCACGCGGCCGTGCCTTCGCTGGATGAGGCGACAGTACAGGCCGCCAGCGACGCAATCGGAAGGGCTATGTTTCTGCTACAGTTTCGCAGAATCAAACCGTCCAAGGAGGACACATGCCGACGCCAGCGAAAGGCAAGCGATTCGTAAAGGTGGTGCGGAACCAGGCGACTGGCCGAACCCGCAAGGTTTCATACGGTCAGGCCGGCAAGGCCAAGGGCGGAGGCGACCGCATCAAGCCAGGTACCGCGAAGGGGGACGCATACTGCGCCCGTAGCTTTGCGCAGTTGAAAGCGCATCCCAAAGCAGCCAAGAACCCAAACAGCCCGCTGCGGCTCTCGCGTGCGAAGTGGAAGTGCAGCGGAAAGACGAGCAGGGGCTAATGGGTAGGCACGCCAACCTCCCATTTCACCTTTATGTGAATGTCTCCAACAAGGCACTGGGTCCAGAAATGCCCAAGGGGCACACGCGAGGAATTTGGCATGCTGTCTACTGCCGACCTGGACAGGGACTCATGGCTGAATGTCTGCTTGAAAGCGGCGCGCATTGGTGCGGAATTCCCATGCATATGCTGTTCACCACAGATGAGGTTGCGAATCCGGTTCATGCCACCGAACCTTGGGGTGCGATGGGTGAACACATTGAAACATTCCATGCCCACTATCTCGAAGGGATGCCCGTAGTTACACTACACGAGCAGGCAAAGGGTCGGCATACGGGCATCATCATCGACTGGGCAGATGGGTTCAGCAGGTATCCGCAGGAACACAAACCCCTGAATCTCATAAACCTTGATTCTGGACAGTTTGCGTTACTGCCGAACAACTACCTGCTAATGGCTGACAATCACTTCACTCGTGCAGATACAAAGCAGAACCTAAAGTTCTACAAGCGAAACGAAACCGTTTACTGGGAGCAATGATGGCAAAGAAGTCAAAGAACAGCCTGGTCGGAAACATCAACCGCAGGCGCAAGGCCGGCACCAGCCGACCAAAGTCCAAGTCAACCGTATCCAAGGCCGCCTATGCACAACTCCGAAAGGGATGGAAGTAATGCCATTCAAGTCCAAGGCCCAGCAAAAGTTCATGTACGCGCAGCACCCAAAGATCGCAGCGCGCTGGGCCAAGAAAACCAAGAGCTTCAAGAGCCTGCCAGCACGCGCAAAGAAGCGAAAGTAATCGCTCTCAACGAGCGCGGTTTCCGCATTGGCGCAACTCACCACAATGCCACGATCCCGGAAGAAACTATCCAGCAGCTCAGATACCTCCACGAAGAAGAGGGAATCGGATATCGACGCCTCTCAAGAATGTTCAATATCAGGCGCGATACAGTTGTCAAAATCTGCCGATACGAGCGACGGGGACAAGTTCCCCACGCCTGGAAGCGGGTCAAAGAGAGTGGGAAGGCCAACGGGCAAGATGCCCGTGCCGCAGATTGAGGCTGAATCGCTCATCAGGTGGATATCTGAAGGCCGGCCCCTGCGCGAGTGGTGCAGGATCGAAGGAAACCCGGAATGGCGCACCATCTACGATTGGATGGATAAGGACGCGGATTTTTCCGCACGCATCGCCCGCGCACGCGAGGACGGCTACGACGTGATTGCGGACGAATGCCAGCGTCTAGCCGACCTTGAGCCAATGGATCAGGTACAGGTCCAATGGAGGCGACTACAAATTGAGACACGCCTCAAGCTGCTTGCCAAGTGGAATCCGAAGAAGTACGGCGATAGAGCGCAGTTGGACCACGGCGGCGGAATCGTTCTGAACGTCGTGACCAATGTCCCACGCGACTAAACTCAACGTCGAGTTCCCATACGCGCCCAGACCGTGGCAAAAGGATTGCCACAGGACCAAGGCCAGGTTCAAGGTGCTGGCTCTGCATCGCCGTGCCGGCAAGACGGAATTGGCACTGATGGAACTGTTGGACCACGCTGTCAAGTGCAAGCTGGACCTGGGGTTCTATGTGTATTTGGCCCCGTTCCTCAAGCAGGCGAAAGCCATCGCGTGGGCTAGGTTGAAGCAGAAGCTTGATCCGTTCATGCGGGCTGGCGCTATTGACGTGAACGAGGCTGACTTGGCGGTGACATTCAAGCACAACAAGGCCACGATCCGCCTCTTCGGTGGAGACAACCCCGACGCCTTGCGTGGCGTTCGCCTGGATGGCGTGGTCATTGACGAGGTTGCCAACATCAGGCCAGAGGTTTGGAACGACATCATCCAGCCGGCGCTGTCAGACCGTAAGGGCTGGGCGTTGTTCATCGGCACGCCTGCGGGGATCAACCTGTTCAGCGAGTTGTTCTACCGGGCCAGCAGCCTGCCTGACTGGTACGCGACGCGCTACACGGTGCATGACACAGACGCGCTAGACCCGGGGGAGGTGTCACGCCTTGAGCGCGATATGCCAGAGACGGCGTTCGCACGAGAGTATTTATGTGATTTCAGCGCGGCAGGAAGCGATCAGCTCATTAGCATGTCGGACGTGGAGTCGGCGTCCAAACTGGTTTACCAAGACGGCGATGTGATTGAATTTCCGCTCGTCGTCGGCGTCGATCCTGCCCGGTTTGGTGATGACCGTAGCGTGATTGTGGTTCGCCAGGGATTACGCATGGAAAAACCGATGATTCACCACGGTGTTGACAACATGCAACTGGCCGGACTGGTGGCGCAGGTCATTGATGACCGCGACCCGGATGCCGTGTTTATCGACGTGGGTGGTGGTGCCGGAGTCATTGACCGTTTGCGGCAGTTGGATTACTACATCGTGGAGGTGCCATTCGGTGGCAAGGCCAACCAGCCGAACCTTTTCGTAAACCGCCGTGCCGAGATGTGGTGGCAGGTCAAGGAGTGGCTCGGCAATGGCGGCAGCATCCCCAATGACACGGCACTGAAGGCGGAACTGTCCACGCCAACCTATTGGTTTGACGCCGTTGGCAAACGATGCCTGGAGTCAAAGGACGAAATCAAGAAGCGGTTGCAGGGCGGCGGCAGCCCAGACATCGCAGATGCGCTGGCCCTGACGTTCGCGTACCCGGTGGCAAAGCAGTTGCCGCGAGAGGTGCGCGAGAAGATCGACACCAGTCCCAAGGATTACGATCCATACGAGTCAATGTAGGTGCCCGTAATGACTGAAAAAATCAATACCGTTCGCCGCAGGTTTCTATGATTCGTGATGCAACAGAAGCGGACCATGATGCCATTGTGGTTATGTATCGCCAATTCATGGCGTTCACACCCTACGCGGACGTGCTAACGGCTACCGATGAAGAGATCAGCGCCACAATCCGGCACTTCATCGCGCACGCCAAGGTGTTCGTCGCAGACACCGACTGCACAATCTCCGGCCTGTTGGTCGCCGTGCTGTCGCCAGCCTGGTACGCCCCAAGGCACACAATTGCAACGGAACTGGCATGGTGGGTGGCACCGGAACACCGCAAAGGAACGGCAGCAATCAGGCTCATTCAAGCATTTGAGCAATGGGCGAAAGACAGTGGAGCCAGCATGATTAGCATGACAAATCTGCAAATCAATGATGGCGGTTCGGTTGAAAAAATGTTGCGCCGAATGGGCTACGCAATGACGGAACAGGCACACACGAAAGGACTTATCTAATGGCAATCGGAACGACAGCAGCAATCGTCGGCGCATTGGCCGCGTCCGCAGCAGCAGCGGCGGCAGGAACCGGCTACGCCATTTATGCTGGCGAGCAGGGCAAGAAGGCGCAGAAGGAAGCCATGAATCGGCAAAGCGCGATGCAGGCTCAGGCTACGCAGCAGGCGCAGCAACAGGCAACGGCATCGCAAGCTGCCATTCGTCGCAGCCAGCAGCAATCACCAGATGTTGCAAGCATCATGGCTGCGGCGCAGGAAACTGGCACTGGCGGTCCTGCCT